CTTCAGGAAGCCTTAGAACTAGGGTATATTCAATATGCAATGGGCTTTAAATTAAAGCTACCAATGTTTGATATTTTCAAAGAAAAAGATGATAAGATTTCAAATTTAGATAGAAATTTTTGGAATAAATATCGTATGGGAAAGCAAGAACATTTAAGATGCGAGAAAGCTAAGGAAAGAGGCAAGGTATATGCTATAGCAGATATGGAGGCATATAATTGCTTTAATGCCAATAAACTTATGATGAAAGACTATTTCAGCTTAAAGTCTCAGTATATGAGATTATGCTTAAATGCACCTACACAAGGAACTGCGGCCCATCAAACTAAAATGGCTACAGTATTGTTATTTAATGAAATTGAAAAAAACAATGACTATTGGAAAGCAAGGATAGCAAATGTAATACATGATGAGATAGTTCTGGAGACTGAAACACACCTGTCAGAAAAATATGCTAGAATACTAGAAAAAAGTATGATAGAGGGAGGTAATATATTTCTAAATAATCCTGTATTATTTATGAGTGCGGAAGCCAATATTGGAAAATCATGGTATGAATCCAAATAAATTAAACTTAAAGTTATGAGAAGAAAAACAGTAAAAAAATCAGACACTCCTACTCCTAGGAAGAAGAAAAAAGTAGTAAACCCCAGAGTAGTAAGAGAATATTGCGGAGGCACAATGACTAAAGCGGCCTTCTTTGGGGCCATAAGAGCTTTTTTAAGACAAAGATGGTTATATTCTTGTCCTTTTAGAAAAGAGATCCTTAAAAGAGCTTATTCTGCCTTATTAAAAAAATGGCAATGCAATGATTGTAAAAAAATGTTCTTAAAGAAAGAGGTGGAAGTTAACCACATTGAACCCTGTGGTAGCTTGAGAGATTACCACGAAATAAAAGCATTTCACGACAGGTTATTTGTAGAGGATATAAGTAAGCTAGAGGTGCTTTGTAAAGATTGTCACAAAAAATTTACAGAAAAAAATAAAATAACTATTGACATTTAATAAAAATGTATTAATTTTGCATCAGATTAAAAAACAAAGGGAAAATATGAATTACGAAGAAATGGGAAAATTAGTTATTAATCTTCCCCAACTAAAAATTATCCAATCTTTAATAAAGAAAGGATTTATTAGAAGTTTACATACTGAAAAATTAGATAATACTGATCCTTCAAATTTTGAAATAACAGAGTTTGGTAAAGCTATTCTTAATGGAGAAAAATATCAAACTCTTGTTTCTGAAGAATTCTTAGAGGAATATATGAGATTGTTTAGTAAACAAAATTTACAAGGAATAAATAAAAAAGCCTTTAGTCCTAAAAATAAAGTTTTATCTAAATTAGAATCTTTTATGAGAAAATATAAAGTTTCTAGTAGTGAAATACTTCATGCGGTTGATTACTATCATCAAAATGCAGACGATATTCGTTATACATTGGATGCCCAGTATTTTATTGAAAAAGACGGAGGAAGTTTATTGATAGATACTATTAATGAAATGAAAGAAGGAATATTTAGTAACCAAGATAAACTCGTATTTTAATGGATATTGTAAAAGTAATAGAAGAAAGCAGGGATTCATTAATACAAGGACATATTAATTCTATTCCTATGCCATTCAACGGCACAAGAAAAGCATTTAGTGGTATATTTCCAGGTGCTATGGTTTGTATTACCGCTGAAACATCTGTAGGTAAAACGTCTTTGGCAAAGTATATATATTTATTTAGTGTTGCGGATTATATTTTAGACGATCCTTCTTTTAAGTATTTTAACTATAAATGTCTATGGTTTGGTTTAGAAGAATCCGAGGAAGAATTTCATATCAGTATCCTTCAATATGCAATTGCTAAATACTACCATAAAAATTGCACACAGGATGAACTATTGAGCAGAATAGATCCTATTTCAGAAGAAATAATTTCTATGATAAAATCAGATCCTGTTCAAAAATACTTCAACACTGTAAAGGATTTTACTAAATTTGACGATCATACTGGACATGCTACAGGTATTTATAAAACTTGCCAAGAATATTCAAAAGAAATAGGAGAGCACCATTATAAAGAAAAAGAAATTAGTGGAGGAAAAAAAATTAATGTTTATAGCCATTACACGCAAAATGATCCTAATGCAATAGTGACAATAGTTATAGATAACGTAAACATTTTGGAATTAGAAAAAAATGAGCTAGGAATGTCTCTTGACCTTTCAGGATGTATAGATAGACTTGTAAATACCTACATGAGAAAACAAGTTTCAAAGCATTGGAAATGGCATGTATGCTGTGTACAACAACAGCAAATGGCCGCAGGAGATTTGAATCACTTTAAAGCAGGCAAGCTTGAACCAGAACCACAGAAGCTAGGAGATAATATCAAAGTGGCAAGATCTTACCAAGTTATAATAGGTTTGTTTTCTCCATATAAACATAAGATGACAAATTACTATAAGTATCAGATTTTAAACTCTGACAGAACTGACGGATTTGAAGAATGCTTTAGAACTATTCACATTTGTAAAAACAGATTTGGTAGAACAGGAGTTGCAGAACCTCTATTCTTCAACCCCAAAGGCTTTAGTTTTTTTAGTATGCCAAAACATGATGACACCCAAAATTTAAACCAATTATTAACCTATAAAAAAACAATTTTAAAAGATGAGTAATTTAACATTGCCAACACAAAAGATTCCAGCATCAGTTGTGAATCCAAGAACAATGGTTATTTTTAGCCAGAAAAAGACAGGGAAAACCCATGCACTCAGTGAGTTGGAGGGTAATCTCATTATTAACTTCGAGCATGGTGCCGATTTCTATGAATCCATGAGGATTAACATAGACTCATTGCAACAGTTTGATGAATTAGCCCAGCTTTTCCACAAAGAAAAACCTCATTACAAGTTTATTACACTTGATACGGTTACTTCTTTGAAAGAGAAACTATTGAATCAATTAGCAGTGAGAACCTATAACAAAGATACAGGCAAAAGTGAGGCCGCTGACTTTGATATTGATAGATTGGAGTATGGAAAGGGCCAAGTATATAAAAGAGAAGCCTTGTTTAAAATCATGGAGTTCTTTACAAGATTTTGCGATACGCTTATTATTGTAGGACACGTTGCAGATAAGTCAATCTCTACTTCAGGACAAACAATTAAAGAATTGAACCTTGAAGGTAAGTTGAAAGATTTACTTGCTCTAAGAGTAGATGCAATTGGTTACATGTATAGAAATACAGAAAAACCTAATATAAATATGCTTTCATTTATCCATTCTGAAGAAATTGTAGGAGGCACAAGATGTAAGCATCTTAGAAATAAGGAATTTGAAATCTCAGAACTTATCAACGATGATAAACTAGAGACACATTGGGAAAAGATTTTTATTTAATAACACACACAAACAATATTTTTTAATTTTTAAAACAATTTAACATGAACAGTAATGTCAAAATTTCAACTGGCGGAGGTGCCAAAAAATTATTCTACGGAGTATCTACCTTTATTCCTAGTATGATTAACCCAAACAAATCTACCCTATCTGAATTCTTAGGCAGAGATTTGGAAAAAGAACCTGAATATCTAACTACAAAAGATTTAGATGGAAAACAAGTGAGAGTATTAAAGCTTGATATTTGGGGAACTCTTCCACAAGCCGAAAACACAAAAACAAAGATTACATTTTGGTTAGAAGCTAGACACGATATTTCAAGAAGTGGAAAGCAAAAATACATTAATGGCCAAGGTCTTACTTCCTACAATGAAGATCCTTCCGTTATGAATAAAAACAAAATGTGGTACTATGGGGAAAACCAAAGAAAAGCTATGGTTGGGGAAGACACTGTAGTGGATTTTTTCATCAACTTGAAAAACTGGGAAACTGATTTGTCAAAATACACTATGAGAGATGGAGATGTTCCAAGTATTTTCCTCCCATTAGAGAAATTGTTTAAGCAAGATTATTCTGACATCAATCCTTTATTTGAAGAGGGAAGAGGAATAAGAGTTTATGTAGGTATTCGTTCAAGTGAAAGCAACGGAAAAACATATTATGATATGGATATTTACACAAAGGCTTTCATAAAAGATTACCCAGGAGCTAAAAACTTTGATAAAATTATCAATGCTCTAAAAGGAGAGTATTCTTCTTTCAAAAAGAATATCGCCCCTATTACAGCTAATTTCTTAGAGTTTGACCCAAATGAATTAATGTCAGAAGAGGCAGATATGACAATGACTTCTGCTTCAAATGACATGGGATTTTCAGATGACCTTCCATTTTAATCAATAATTATGTTCACTTTAGATCAACAGAGCGATATATGGAGAAACTATTTTGGAAGTTGGGAAGCCAAGGGCACCTATAGTAATCCTTTAAGATCAGACAAATCACCAAAATGCTATTTTAAGGTTATTAATGATAAGATTTTATTCATAGATTGGGCCAATCATCCTACACATTCTGACTGCATTTCTTTTGTATCGCAAAAGTATAACTTAACTAATAAAGAAGCTATTACAAAAATAAATTATGATTTAAAGTACACTAATAGAGTGAAAGGAGGGTTTTCAGGAGAAAACAAAGGGGTGGCAGTAACACCCCTTTCTTCTTCTCCCGCTATCAATACATACACTCAACAAGTAGAAGAGAAGATAAATTATTCTGTAATAAAGAAACCCTTCTTTGCAAAGGAAGATATTAACTACTGGAAAAAATTTGGTATAACAGAGGCTATATTAAAAAAATATGATGTATGTCCTGTAAAATTCGTTTTAAGAAATGGAATATTAAACTATTCTAGTAGCGAGTATAATCCTATATTTGGTTACTACCAACACAATCAACTTTTTAAAGTGTATAATCCCATAGGGCTTCCTATGCAAAAGTGGAGAACAATTAAAGCAGTGCTAGAGGGGTTCCCTCAACTTGAATATAAAACAAATGTATGCTTTATCACTTCTTCTTTAAAGGACACTATGTGCTTAGATTCTTTAGGATATGATGCTTTTAATCTTCCAAGTGAAAATAGCTACAAAATACTACTTCCTATAATTGAAGAACTATTCAGCAAGTTTGACCATGTTTTCGTATACCTCAACAATGACGAAGCGGGCAAGAGATTTTCAAGACTATTAACCCTAGAGATTGATAATAGATTGAAATATATCAACAACCCTTCTTATTGGGCACAAACAGATCCTTCTGATGTTATCAAAGATTTAGGAGTAGAGCCTTTAAAGGAAGTTATAAAAGAAAAATTTTCAAGAGACAATGTTATTTTAAAAAATAAAAATTAATAAAAATGATAGTAAAAATAAAAAAATTGAGTGAACTTGCGGTGATACCAGCTTACGGAAAGCCAGGAGACGCAGGAATGGATTTAACCGCTACAAGCTTAACTATTGATGAGTTCGGAAATTACGAGTATGGAACAGACTTAGCTATAAAAATCCCAGAAGGGCACGTTGGGCTTATATTCCCAAGAAGTAGTATTTGCAAGGTGACACAATCATTGACAAATTCCGTAGGAGTTATAGATTCGCAATACGTTGGAGAAATAAAATTCAAGTTCAAGCCTACTATGAAAATGCCTAATGGAAACGAAAA